TACATGAAGACGGCTCAAGGGCTTATCTGGAAATGGGTCACTACGATCTCGACTTTGCCAGAGCCGTTGAGGACTTTTTAGAGCGAGCCGAAAACTGGAGAAAATACCCGCTGCCAAGCGCAGCGAATTCCAACTGAATGAGAGTCGGGTGGTGCCCGACCGAAACGCCCGACAGGGCGTCTTGGAAAACCAACTTACAAGTCCTGAGGAGGATATTATGAATATCAAGTTAAACAATGATCCCAGCACGTTCACCAAAGCGGAAACGAAGCTCATGGATCAAGCCGGAGCTGTCAATGCTCCGATCGCCGTGGCGCTGCGCCAAAATCCTGAAAGCTGGAAGCTCAGTGTGATGGGTCAGACGCATCGTCCCCGCAAGCAATTTGTTGATCTCCGTAAGAACCAAAAGATCTCTCTTGGAGCTGCAAAGCAAATAGTTGCCAAATTTGAGAGGGAGAATAATCATGCCTAGAGCAGACCACATAGACAACGGAGCCACGCGAATCCTTTTTACAGAGTCATGTTTTGACTGCGATTATAGCGGTTGCAGAGTAATTTTTTCACAAAACGAAGTTTATAGTTTTGAGAGAACGACAAAGTGCAACCGCGAAGATGTTTACCCGCTCCAAATCAGCGATATCGAAGAGGAGGTGGCATCATGAAAACCTACAAAGCAAAAGTAGACTTGTTTGGCACAGGCAGCGCAAATGCTGAGACGTTTAGCGAGTGCGGCGCAGGAAGACGGTGGGCGGAGAAATGCGCCCTCTACACGCTCCAAACCGTTTTTGATGAGGCGACATCAATAAACCATTTAGACGCTTTGTCCGTTCAAGCGACCGGCTCAGCTCTCGAAATTGATGTAAGGACAGAGGGTAGCTTAAGGGTCAGCGATGAGGACGGGAGAAGGCTGAAGATTGCAACGGACAAATGGACCTTCAACCTTGACTACTCCGGTGCTGGTTCCATTAACGCAAGATTGTGGACAAGCGGCTATGTAGGATACAAACAAGTGCCCTTGCCGCGTTTACACCAAAGGACCCTTGACAACAGGAAGACGACAGTTGACATGTGTATTATGCCCGACGACGACGAGCAACCGAAAGGGCCATGTCACCCTGAAATCTATTTATACGATGTAACGAAAGAAGCCTTCGAGAGTGTACAGGAGCACTGGTGCACCGCCTATGGTCGAAACGCCGTGGTGGAGGCTAGGTCTTTTCTCTCAGAGCAAGAGGAGGTGGCATCATGAGAATTACTTTAGATCGCAATATTGAGCTAGATAAGGAGGCTTTGCTTGCCTTTATGTCTGATTTGGGCTATGACGATGAGATCGAGGCACAGGGTGAAGGCTTCGTCCGCGAATACGTCAAAGGCTGGATCTGGCTTCAAGGCTCGGTCAGCCTTGAAGAGCACGTTATGAAATATGTGGCGGCTCGCTCCAAAACAATTCCAACTGAAGAGCAATCAGATGGTAACTGATCGAAACGCCCGCGAGGGCGTCTTGGAAAACCAACTTTACAATCCTGAGGAGGATATAATATGAATATTGAACAAGCTAACGAAATTCTGGCCCAGCACCATGTTGACCAAGAGGCGCTGGATGATTTCTTTGACGAACTGTGGGGACTGCGCGAAAGCGGCGACATGAATATGCTCGAATCACCGCGATGGTTGGAGGACGAGTTTGATGTGCCCAAGAAGGCGGCACGGGCTATCTTTTATAAGTGGGCTAAGACTTTTGAGGAGCCAACGTCATGACTCGCCGAAAGACACTGGGTGACCTGCAGCAAGCGTATGACGCCAAATATCAAGAGATGGCGAAGATGCCGGTGCATGCCTCGGCTGACGATCGCCTGCTATGTCATGCGCTTGTCAGAGAGCTATCTGTTAACCCCGATGTTCGCTCCCTATGCGTTCATGATGGCGAAGAGATTTGCCTGACTTATGAGGAGCACAATGCGGCAGCGGACGATTCATTTGTTCCCGTGTGGTGGAAGGTGCTCGACTCGATGGGTCACACCGGAGAGAACACGATTGAGGCAGTTGACAAAAACTACGACTCGCTGGGCTGGTTTCATCTTCTCTATTATAACGGCTCGGAAGATGACCCCAATGTCTGCATGTCTGATCACTCAGCAAACGAGTGGACTAAAGATGTAGTCACGCGGATCGAACGTGCTGTCGATTCAGGACGGGTGTTTTTTCTGGAGGAGGAGCTTGTATGAAAAATCCAGAACTCGAAGCACTGATCTCTGAGCATGATCTCACGACGCAGAAGGTTGCGGACTTGCTCGAAGTGCCAAAGCGAACGGTTGATAACTGGCGACGGAGTGAGGATTCTGCTCACTCCAACTTCATGTCGAAAGCCAATCTGAAGCTGTTACGGCTGCTACTGGAGAATGAAGCAAAGGCGACTGCATCGTAAACTAGCCCCCCTTTTGGGGGGTTATTTTTTTTAGCCGCGAAATTTTATAATTACCAACCAACTCAACATCCGCATGGTCCCTCCGGCTGGCACCCGTCCGGCCTCCCACACTTACCTCGTCCGGTTTCTCGGAAAAATCAATGTATCGAATACCATCATCGTATTGCACCACAAAAAAACTAGGCACCCCGATCTGCTCGCTGAGCATGTTTGCACTGGCCCTTTTCAGCACAGAAAAAATGATGGTCGGATAGGTTTCGGCCCGAACATTTCTCACACGAATCTCAGCCAGCGCAACGATCTTTTGTTGCCTCACGAGCGCAAAGTCTAACCGGTAGCTGAGCGGCAGCTTCAGGTAATCGCACTGCCACCGTTCGGCCACCGCCTGCATCACCCCTGCCTCACGCGACAGGTCTTCCTCTGTCTCATACAGTGGCCTAGCCAGCCTTCCGCCTCCCCTTGGCAAATAACTGCGTCAGAGCGCTTTTGACAAAGTCGAGGGTATGGTCTGGCTCTGCATCTGCGGGTATGGATGCAACGGCCTGCCTTCGCTCGTCAAGCGTGGGCAAATCGGCTATACGGGTTGGCAGATAATAGACGAGCGTTGCCCGTGCGAGAGAATGAAATTCCGGCTGAAGATTGGCCTCGATGTATTCAAGGCATTCGGGGTAATGAATTTTATCCGCCGCTTTTTGAACCGTCAGTCTAAGTTGCTCCGGCCTCATCAGAATTCCAACAGATCGCGCATCACCATGATGCCGTCTTGTAGATCCGTCGTTGCCGTTGAGGCATCGCTGGAGGGATAAAAACCACCGCCCCAACCGATGTCACACAACCGGAAAACGCACCGGATAGGGTGGCGATCGAACTTATAAATCAACACGGGAATTAAATCGCCAGAGGTGCTGTTACAGCATTGGCGCCACCATTCGGGATGGTGCCACGCCCCCTTGGCATAGCGCTTACATTCGATCCTTAAATTGTAGAACTCAATATCCGCCCGACCGGACTGCTGATATTGATCTAAGACTCTTTTTAGGTGGTCGGCGCACTCCCCAAACTCCTCCTGAAAAATCTTTATGATCTGTCGCTCAAAGGCGTGGCCCTTGGCTCTCCCGTTAATCACGCTTCAGCACCTCACCGGTACGCGGATCGATGCCGTCGGCTACCTTCAGCCACCAGCTTGCCTTGCCGATATCGGTGCCCTGCTGGCCCTTATGTCGATGCCTCCAGAGGTACTTAAACGCAGTGACCTTGGCAAAGATCTTGACTTCATCCAAGCCAAAAACCTCAAACATCGCATCAACACATTCAACACTGCTAAAGCGATAGTGAGCCGGCGAATTCACATCGTCATCCGGTTCCGGCATTTGCCTCGGCGGTACAACGCAGTGCCCTGCCTCGCAATCGGCGTTCATCAGCGCCTCGACGTAGTCATCGCCGTTCAATTCGCTCGCGGAGCCAGTCGAGAAGCTCTTGCTCGGCCCCGTAGCGTTCGACAAATCGTCGCTTGAACGGATGTCGGGAAGTGTATAGCTCATTGTCATCTCCTTGTCGGTGGTGCCGGTAGCACAACGGAAGCGTCAGCAAGTGACAGTCCGGCCGCGTTTTTCCGGCGATGTGATGGATTTCCGGCGGGGTGTAAACGTGGAAGAATTTCTTGCAGATAACACACCCAAACTGGGTGATCGCGTCCATCCACTCCCGCTCTTCAACCGTTGCTGTCTTGCTCTTCAACGGCGGGCGCGTCAGTAACCGTGATGTCTCCGTAGAGGTAGTCGACCGAGACGTTGAAATAGCCGGCTATGCGCTTCATAACGTCATAGCGAGGACTTGCCGTCTTGCCGTGGATAAAGCGATTGATGGTCGGTTGCGAAACCCCTGTGCGCCTACTCAGCTCCGTCTGAGACACCTTAAATTCGTCCAATAATTTCTCTAGCGCGTTCACAATTAGCTCCTAGTTAGTCAGTGTTGTAAATTTGATTCTTTTCAAACCTCAGGGTGGCCATTCGGGAACGCCAGCCCTGAAACTCCATCTTGCATGCTTCCAGCTCGGCTTTAGCGGCTTCGAGATCGCCCTTGGCGGCATACACCGACATGCGAGCCTCAAAGCATGCGTCATCTTCATCGGCGTAGCGCTCTTGCTTGCCAATCGTCTTAATGCCGCTCGCCTCTGCGATGGCCATGGTCTGTGCCGTCTTTTTCTTAGCGGTCAACTCACACCGGCCGACATACCTAACAGCCTCCCGCAAGGACTTGCCCGCCTCCCGAACCTTCTCCGCATACCTCTCAACAACATCTATTTCCATCACGCATTCCTTATGTCAAAGTCAATGTATTTTCTGGCCGATCGCGAGTTCTTCCTCTCCATGAATTGCATCGATTCAGGATCGAAATCAAAGCCAATTTTGCCCTCGTATAGACCGTTCCGATTCTTCAAAACCTCAAGATAGCTATCCCACTGGGAGGCGTACTTCTCATCCACCTCCTCCAGCAAGATCTCGGCTTCCGCAACAGCTCGCTGCTTGCGCTTGTTCTTGAAAATCGAAACAAAGCCATCCGCCAGATCGGTGATGCTGCCGCTACCCTTAACGTCGTATTTGTTAGGTGCTAAGTACTCGGACTCACCCTTTCGCACATGGCACACGAGAAAAATTGTCACGGGGAAAGCGAGCTTGAAATTGACGAGCAACTCACAGAACTTCTGCTGCCCCTCTAGGTCATCCTGCCTGACCATATTGGTAAGGCTGTCAATCACAAACACGTTAACGCCATATCGGCGATATGCGTACTCGAAACAAGTCATCAGCTCCTTCGGCTTGGGCGTGAGCTTGTCGACAAACAGCCATAGATTGGGCGTCAGCCAATCGAGCAGCGCCTTCCGGTAGGGTTTGGCCGGCGTTGACAGACCACCAGCCTGTTTCAGCATTCGCCCTAACGTCGATCGAGGCGGCATCTCCATGGAGGCTATCAACACCTTCTGATCCTGCTCGACTGCATTGAGCGCAAGCTGACCCAGCCACATCGACTTGCCATGGCCGTTGATGCCGGCAACCCCCCAAAGCTCGCTGGGCCGGAAACGGATATCCTCCTCATCGAGTTTTTTCCAGCCCGATCCAAAGCCTGTCTGATCGTCAGCCTGTGAGAAGAACTCGTCGATCTCATCTTCAAACTCCAGCACACTGCGGAGCGTCTCAGGGTCTTTCCATACGGCTTCGTCATAGGCTCGCTCAAGCATCCATCTGGCCTGTTCGTAACCCTCGGCCTCAATCATTTCGTTGATGTCTTTCTTGGGCAGATTGATGCGAAAGCATCGGTCCCCCAGACGGGAGATAATCTCCTGCGCGGCAAGCTCACCTTCAGCATCCATGTCGGTCGCTATCAGGATTCGTTCAAACCGGTTCAGGTTCTCGTATTCGTTTGCTATCCAGTTTGTTTGCTTGGCGCCCTTGCCTCCTCCGAACGGCACACTCAATGCGGGGAAGCCCAGCTCGCTACACGCAACAGCGTCCCACTCGCCCTCGGTCAGCCAGATCTCACGGGCATCAGCCGGCACGGTATGCCACCCGAACAAGATCGGTTTCAAATCTTTCTGGGTGCGGGGCGTCCCGTCACCCGTAACCGGCTTGGTCTTTAAAAACGCCAGCTCTCCCGTCACATCAAAATATTGAAATACTGCGTCGGCGCCGGTCTTGCTGTCAGCCTCGTACAGCTTCCATTTGAAGCAGATCTCACCGACATCCTTAAAGCCCCTTCCCTCCATATAAGCGTGGAGGTGCAAGCTGGAATTCTGTTTCGGTGGATTGGGTTTTTTGTAAGATTTTTTTTGTACCGCGCTAAATTTTTTGGACGGCTTCTGGTCGCGAACACCAATGCGCTTTTTCGCCCAGTCCATTGCCTCGATCAGCGAGCAGCCGTTGATATGCTGAATGATGTCCAGCAAGTCTCCTCCCTGCCCCGTTGCAAAGTCCATGAACTTGCCCGCCTGATCGCCGTGGAGATACACGCTCATCGAGCGGCCGGTCTCACCGGAGATTGAGCCGATTTTAAACATGCCCGACTCCACTTTGCCGTCGGGATACAGCTCAGCACAAATGCTCCCCGCATGTTGGCCTAAACGATCGGCCAGTTCCCTGATTTCCATAAAGCCTCCTCAGACTACTTCACCAGTTCCATGATTTTGTTTTGTTTAGCCTGCCCTTTGAAAACGGACAGGGAAGACCACTCGGCGTCGAAGCTCTTCCAGTTCTGCGCGATCACATAGTCAATCGCCTCGTCCTGATCAAAGCCTCCCCGAACCAGCCCGAAAAAGCTCGCTCGCATCTGCGCCTCAACCTTGTCCCCAAGCTGAGTGCTCTTCGACTTGAACTCGACCCACTTGATCCATGCTTTGGCAGAGGCCCCTGCCGGAGGAGAACGTAACAACCGTTCCTTTTTGGCGGATTTAGGTTCTTTAGCTTCTATTTGTTCTTTAGTTTCTATTTGTTCTTTGTTCGCGGTTATCAAGATCTTGTCTTTACAAGATGTGGTGTTTTCCAGATCTGGTAAATCGCGATCTGGTGAATCGTAGACCACCCAGTCCCAGCCGGTGATTGTGCCGGTCTCTTTATCTCGCAGTGGCGCCTTAACAAGGTAGCCGGCTTCTGCCAGCTCTCTGGTAATGCGCGTTACCTTGCCGGTCGAGATGCCAAAGAACTTGGAGATCTGCACATTGGTTATTCGCCACGTTTCGGCATGGCTCAAGAGGTACACGAGAACGCCCAAACTGTCCGGCCCAATCCCATCCTCCCGCTCACTGGCGCTGGTGCCGCCACGCAGCAATGCATTCGGGATTCGGGTATACTTGATCTCGTCGTATCGGGCTGTGCGGAAGATAGCCAAGCTCGCCCTCCAAGGTAGGTGACATTTAATCTATTATTCGATTTCCAATCTATCATGTGATTGTAAATACTTTTTCGCGTATACGCAATTGCAATTTATCTTGTGCTTAAATTTGCATTTAAGTATTTAAAAATGCTTTAATGGTCCATACCAATGGGTTGTGGCTCACGGATTCATGATGGTGACCGCAATGGGCGGCCTAACAACACGGAGGAATTTAGGTAAATGAAGAAGACATTTACGAAGCAAGATCGAGCCTTGCTTGTTGAGCGAGTGCTCAACGCGGCGAAGGTGACCATGAAGGGGCGTGTCTCAGAAGTGGCGAAGACATGCAATGTCTCGCACCCCACCGCGTCGGGCTGGATAAAAGGCAGCTTGCCACGCGACCCCTCGGTGATGCCTGTGTTTTGCGACACTTATGGCATGGATATTTTTGAGTGGATCGACGGCACCCCGCGAGGCGAGACGTTACAGATCGACAAGCTCACCCGAAACATAGCCGCAGTGGCCGGCTTTTACGCTCAGTCTGATCGAGACATTGACCCCGATGCATTTGCCAAGCTCGTCATGATGGCGTACTCGGAGGAAGACAAAACGCAGTTTATGCTCGACAACCTTAATGAATTAGCCATTTTTCCAAATTTGCAAAATTAGCGCTGCTAATATCGCCTTTCCGCAGGGTTTTCTTGCCGGATCACACCACTCCTCCCCCCCTAAAACCGCCGAAAATGCTAAAAAAGCGCACAATTAGTTGACTGAAGTGTCAACTTTTGGATTTTTTCATAATATTTTTAAAATATTTGTGTTTTTGCATAATATTGCGTTGACAACTATGCATTGATGAATTAAATTCAACAAATCAAACAATATCTTGGGACAAAATTATGGATAGCAGTGAATCAATCGTTACTTTAAAGCAGCGGGCTGCCGACTTTCCGGCCCTCCGGTCTGAGGAAAACCGCGCACTCTGGTTGCAGAACACCTTGTATAAACGGTGGGGCCTCAAAAAGCACGGCTTGGCCCGCACCATTGAGGAGGTGTTGAAAGTACCTTACTCAAAAGCATGCGATTTAGTGTCGGGCAAAACCAGTGACAGCGTCACAAACGCCAACTTCGCTATCGTCTTTGATTTCTGGCTGGTCAACTGGCTTTACGACAACATCAGCGCCTACATGGAGTTCTGGTCGGCCGGTGACCGAGGTAGAACTGTTAAGTCGCTTTTGATGGGAGATGCTTCGGCTGATCTGTCCGAAAACAATGCCCAGTGGGCCACCTCGATCGAGAAGGCTGTCGACTTTGTGAACTTCCAGCTTACAGTTGAAAATGTCATCGATCCCGTTGCCAACACGATAGAAATCACCGATGAGTTTGTGGACTATTATCGAGCGCGAATTCTCAACACCGCCAAACTCATCAAGCTGGAGCAGGAAGGCGGTTCGGTCTTTGATGTGAACACGAAACAACAGCGGGCATTATTAAAGGAGCACCAGCGGGTGCGGGGCATGGGGAGGACATTATGAGGGGAGACAATCACTTAGGACTTCTGAGGGCGTTTCTGGACATGCAGACCGTGCAGGTCGACGAGGCGCGACAATACCATACCAACCCGCATTGGATCATGATCGACCGAGAGCACTACATAGTCGAATGCAGTCCGTCTTTTACTTGTGCGATGGTCAGGGCTGGCCTGTGGCCGAAGAGGCAACGCGCAACAGACAATCTCGCGAATACCGCGAAACCCAAGATGCACTTGAGCAGGGGCCGGTTTGCTTTTCCCAGACAGTATAAGATGGCCATTGAGCACATTGACTTGACGTTTGTGGATCAGGTGACCCGCAAGTACTACATCGAATACCCTCGCGATTTTGGCACTGCCAAGGCCGGCGACATCAGCTCCCATCAGACGATCTACTCCGCCGAGAGCGACGCTGTTGTACTGGCTTGGCATACGATTGACGCGGTCCAACCAAGAGTCTCGATTGACGAACTCAAACGCTAACTATAGGAGGGGCTTATGAACCCATCAGTGTGCCCCGCATGCCCAATTTCGGATGTTTGTATCCTGCAGGAATTTGAGGCGTACTATCGATCTCGCTACGGCATGATTGACTTAACCAGCGAGGCGATCCTTCGTAAGCACAGCGTCTGGTCGGACAAGTGCCAAAGCGTGAAGGCGCCCACACAACAGGCGTCAAATATAATCTATAAATCTAATTATAATTAATTTATCGTTTTTGCATCAATAGATTTGATTCTACCTATTAGATTCCGTATAATCGCATAACAGGCTATACGATAATGGAATCTAGTATATGACAGCAGAAGCATCTGTTTGGAAAACGCTTAGCAGTATTGACGTTAAACCTTTTCTGATCGAAAAAGACGGCACCCCCATCTTACCCCACATGCGGGCACATGCTCTGACCATGGAGCACTATCCCACCTACTCGTGGCAGTTCATTAAAGATGAGCGCGGGCGCGACATACACTATCTGGAAGACGGCTCCGGCGAGGTCAAGATCAAGATGACGATCGATGACCTGTCTCATGAATACTCGATACCAATTTACAGGCCGAATGAAAACGGCCAGACACAGGCGATTAACAACCCTTCGGCGTGGGACCTTAACACTGCAAAGCAGCGGTTGCGCGTTCGGGCGCTCGGTTTGTTTGGTTTGGGCTGGGAGCTATGGCTTGACGGTGACACGCCCATGCCGGCTTTCAGTGACTCGGAGCCGCCGCCTGAAGAGGTCGCTGAAAGTGATAATGAGATCGCCGAGGATTTGTGGGAGCAAGCCGGTGTTCAGGCAGCAACCAACTTAAAAGCCTTTGACCGCAAGGTGAAGCGCTACCAAACGGGACTGCGAAACCATAAGATTGACGATGACCCGAAGGCTGACCAGATCGCCGAACTTCGCCAAGGCTTTCACCATTGACCCGCTCTGCCGAACAACAGGGCAGCGACGAATGGCTCGAAGCTAGGCGCCCCTATGAATCCGCCTCACAAATTGCCGCCCTATCCGGTGAGCACCCCCGTTTAAGTACCGCCAAGTATGTCAGGCAGCGTGTGCGCCAACTTGCGAGAGCGGAGAGCGAGTTTAAGATGGTGCCCGCCGTTGAGCACGGAACAAAGATGGAACCTTACGCCCGCCGTTATCTGGAAGAGCTGAAGAACGTCAAGATCAGGGAGACCGGTTTCATCGTCCACCCAGACTATGACTTTATAGGCGCCAGTCCTGACGGCATGATTGGCTTGGATGCGATCTGTGAATTCAAGTGCCCCTATCCGCTGTACACCAAGAAGCCTTACTCGATTTTTGACGCCAGCAAGCGCATGTATAAAGTGCAAGTCGAAATGCAGATGGCATGCACGGACACTGACTTCTGCTATTTCTTTTGTTTCTTGGCGAAAGGCCCGAACGACAAAAACCCGCAGGTCAAGCTCGAAAAAATCATCCGTGATGAGAACTTTCTGATAGAGCCGCTGGAGGGCAGTCTGCTGCCGCGAAAACGCAAAGGCAAGGTGTCACGGATCGATCTCTACCAAGAGTGGCACCAGCACATCTTGGACGAATTCAACGACGAGGGACGCCGTCAGAAGCACCTCGATCCGCTCGATCAGGCCAAGCTCGTCAGTAAGGACGCCAACCTGAAAATGCTGACCGCCTATCAGGCTGAGCTGCACTCGGTGCGGGCAAGAATTGCTGATGAGCTGGAGGCGATCTCTCGCCTGACCACGCAGTCCGATGAGCTAAAGCGGGCCATTGGTGAGCAGTACAAGGAGTCCGTTACTGACGGGCGAACCACCGTTAGGGTGATCCACAAGACCCCTAGCGTAGATTTTCGGAAAGCGTTTGAGTCGGTGAACGGCGAGGCGCTTTTGGAACAAGCCGGTGACAACCTAGAGTCATTTCGACGCACCACCGGCGCAATGCAAATTTCCATTAGGAATGAGGAGGACGCATGAACGATGGAGGTGTAAGAGCGGTGGCCGGCGGCAACGGGCGGCTGTACCGCGTGAGTCAGGAAGACGCGGACAAGGAAAAACGGCGGCGACAGGAGCTGCTGGATACCAACCCGCAAAGCTGGATGAGCAAGCAGTGGGTTGAAGATGGGCCGGTGTATGGCGGCTACCTTCAGATCACGCAGGACTTGCTTGACTGGATTCAGGAGGGCTTTGACCTGCAGGACGAGGAGCACATGCGCCTGAACATTAATGGCTCTCTGGGCGACTCGCCCACACAGGGGAAGTATCTGAAGATCGAGGGTGCGTGGATAGCCAAGCATGTGTCGCTCAAGCAGCACCGCGAGGATGCGGGCCAGCGACAGGTGACCAAGGCGAAGCGGGAAGCCGTATCGTCGGACGCCAAGCCCAGTCAGACCCAAATGGCCGAAGATGAAATCCCGTTCTAGCGTATGGGCCTGCGACTGACTCGAACGGCCGGCTCCACTGTTTACGGTGGTTATGCGCTAGATCCAGACGATCTTGAAGGCACCTTCGCCCATCGGATATGGGTACGGCGCGTCAGGGATGACGCGAGCCATCAGGATGCTTTGTTGCATATTGCCAGCCAGACGGGCGTCAGGGAGGAGGCAGTCCAAGCCGGACAGTCGGTTGCCCTGACAAACGAGGTGGGGTTTACCCTTGAGAATATTTCGGTTTATACCATCAAGGCGAAGCCTTATTGCGAAACGTGCGAGCGGGGAGGCGAAGGAAAGGTTTTTATTCCTCAGGCTAACTTTTCTTTCAATGCCCCCCGCGAGTACCAAATCTGCCGCTCGGAAGCGAGGAGACGCAGTTGAGCATTGAGTTTTTAGAAAAGCAGGACAAGTTGACGGTGCGCGGCAAAACCTATCGTGCCCGCGACATTAGCGAGACGGCCCGCACGTTGCTGCACATGTTGGCCAAGCTGAATGTGGCGATTCATGGCATGCAAGCGTTTTGTCAGCTTGGAGAACATTTTTACGAATCCATGATCGATGAACTCGAATCAGAGATTCAAGAGGGGGAGCAGGCTAGACACTGATTTCCTTTGCGACCAGCGCCGTCCCAGCGTATGAAGCCGGCGTAGCTCACCGGTGGTCAAAACGAGCTATCACTTAACCCGACAAAAGGAGAAACCTATGGGCGAGGCAATAACACAACATCTTACGATTATTAAAGACGCTCCGATGCCGCCGAGAGGCCGAGTCATAACCAAGTACCAGATTGTGAAGGACATGGAGATGCACGATGCGATTGATATCCACCATGAGTTGGCCGAAGGACTGTGTCACGCCATCAGACATCATCACAAAGACAGTCTCCCGAAGCGGCGGAAAAACGTGGCCGCTGGGCCGCCACTTGCTCGCGGCATGACGCGGGTATGGCGCACTCCCAAGACCGCTAAAAAAGTTTTGAAAGCCGCAAGGTAATTGGTAAACTGCCAGAGCTTCTGGCGGTAGGTTTCAACGGAGAATTATTATGGAATCTATATTATTTGAAGAAGCGGTTGCCGAGTATGTCGGCCAACCAACAAAGCGCCGAAACAGAAAAAAGGCTGCGGATGACAATGCCGCTCGGACGCTTGACTGGATGTCTCGAAAACGCCCCTCGGTAGTGGTTTTACCGGACGGGAAAGAGAGGATCTATTCCAAGCGTCTGGAGGCTCAGCACCCTGATTTCACCGTTAAGGCGTATGACGAAACGTCCGGTTTATTTGCTGGGCGTGACATGGGCAGCATTACCAATCGGGATGTCTTGAAGATGGAAAACGTGCTTCGTAACGACAAGGGTTTGACGGAAGACACCATCAACACTTATCGCACCTATCTTCAGGCGCTGTGTAATTTTGCCCGCAACAAACTGTGTGTCGAGTTCAAGCTGTTTCCCGAAATAGAGATGGCAAGGAGCACGGAGCGGCAGTTCGTTTTCTCGCAGGATCAGGCGCGTGGCTTGCTGCGTTTTCTTGACCCGCTTCGGCAGGACCTGATGCGAATGGCTTTGCTCATTGGCAGACGGAAGAGCAACATTGCGCTGATGCGCTGGAAATGGGTCAATCAGGCTTTGACTCAGGTTGTGATTCCGGCTGACGAGACGAAGAACGGGTGCGCTGACACGGTCTATCTTAGCGAGGATGCTCACGAACTGATGCGTAAGCGACTGGAGATCCATCAGCGGTTGGCGCTACAGTACAAGTCTGATCGACACCAGCGCGGCTTGGAATATGTGTTTGTTCAGGAAGAGGCGCCGCACACTTGCATGCCGTTGCAGCCGAACTCGGTGACCAACAAGTCGTGGAAGAAGGCAGTCCGCTTGTACAATCAGAGCATTCGCATTAGCGCCGAGCACAAGGGTAAGTCTGTGAACCGCGACCTATTGATTCCTGAGGGCAATTACATGTGCGGGTTTCATACGGCGCGACACACGTTCGCCACCAACCTCAAGGATCTGGGTACTGATGATCTGGACTTGCAGATGGTTGGCGGATGGCGTTCGCTCAATTCGGTCGCACGTTATGTGAAGAAGACCGAAGGACGGCAGCGGGCACATCTTGCCAAATTGGATGGTATGCTTTGAAGAACACAACCTTGAATAAACTTGATATGTTTGATCGCATTTGGGCTGGAGCCACAACCTTAGATGGGTTATGGTTTGGGTGCTTGTAACATGCTGATTAATAAGGGGAAAAAATTGGTACGACCGCCCAGATTTGAACTGGGGACCCCCACCATGTCAAGGTTAACTTATTCAATTCCTTATTTATCAATCACTTACGAAATTGCCGCCGCCAGAGGCAACCACAACCTTAACGAGGATATCATATGATTGATTTCAATCAAGTGAAAGAATGGTGCATCGATAAAGCACGAATAATTGATAGCTACGAGGTCCAAATTTATTTTAAAGCGTGGCATTGGGCGGCCGCTCTCAGCACGATGCTACTGTTGCTGATCGTCCTCGCAATGTACTAACGCCTAACGCATTCCTCTCGTCTTTGCCGGAGCAACCCTCCGGCTTTTTTTTGCCGACTAGGACTGATGTGCGAGACAATTGGTCAAAAAATTTCTAATTGTCTCGGCGAGGTAGTCATTAAATATCTTGGGCGGCAATAGCCATCAATCCGCACACAAATAGGCACAGAATGGCTGTTGTAAAAACAGGCATCGGGGGTTCCTTAACAGGGGGTTACTGAGGCGCTAATTATAACATATTGGCTGGCCGACATTATGCAAAAACTGCATTCAGACTAGGTTCCAACCGTGATTTGCTATTGCGTTGAGGATAATGAAAATACATGTTGTCATGTGGGTTAACCACCACACGGTTCTGATAGCAGCTACGGCATCAGCCTGATGATCATCTCCAACTTTTTCTCCCAAACTTTTCGCCCATATGCGCCACCAATTTTTCATGTCTGTGGAGCAAATCCTATGATTTTATTTTTCTTCGGATCGACAAAAAGGGGCTTGCAAAAAGCGAGGACGGGTCGATAGTTTTCTTCTCGGCTTGACAGAGATCTAGCCTCAACAAGGCATAGCTTTTTGTTGATCCAGTGGGAAGCCACCTGCTCCTCTGAGTCTGGAGAAAGCTGCACGATCAGCGCAAAAGCTATGATTAGGTCCATCGTTTAAATCCATTTCATTAGCGCCACAACGGAGATGATGGTCCCTATGACGGTCGGATACATACCCCAGAGCAAATTCTCTAGCCGGTCAAATCGCTTGGCGCCAGACTCCAGCCTTTGTTCGATGTTTTGGTATCGAATCGCGCACTCTTTTTCGTGAGCCTCAAGTCGGGTAATTGCTTCTTTGACGCTTGCCACCTTTAAGTGCCTGTCGAGGCAGTTGTGGCGGTGCTTGTTGTGGAGGTCACACCAGCCAATGTGGAGGGTGTTATATTTACGTTGGTCGTGGTGCATCCGCCCATCGCGATTGCCGTTATCATCAAAAGAATTCTCATTGTGTCGGCCTCCGCTGCAAGAGGTTCAAAATCTCCTTGGTGTCGTTTCTGATATGATCTATGTCTGACACCGCATTATCTAGCTGCACCTCCGTTTTGCTGGCTTGCCTCTGAAGCTCGTTCACATCGTCCTCAATATCGTCCACCTGTTCATTGATACTAGCAATGTCCTCTGCGTTCTCGGACGCTTGAGCTTGCAGAGAGCCATATGACATGATGGCACCAATTGCCACAACGCCGATCGGCACCGCGCTTAATAAACTTTGTAACTTAATTTCCATGCTTCACTCCTTACTGTTCACCGGCTTTTGCCGCTCGGTATTCCCTGTTAAACAAATCGTAAACCCTTTGCTCCACCTTCCGTATTTCGTCCAGTCGAGCCGCCCTAGCGACAGGGTCGGTGTTAGCTTCTGCAACCTTTCTAATGTCACGCAGCTTTTTTAGATAACTCTCCGTGAGCTGCAATGTAATGCGTTCTGCCGTCATTGGATTAAAGGAGTCGCGAAATCTTTTATTCGACTTCTTTCGCATATCCAGCCGCTGCAACAGATAGCCATAAGACTCGAATTTTTTCTGAGCGGCTTGCAGATTGGCCTCGTGCGGAGCGACCCTGTCGGCATACAGCGACGGGTCCAGTTTCTTAACTTTCCGGTCAGCGTTCCATTGGGCGCGAGCATCAGTAACTTTAGCCGCCTTCTCTTTAAGCTCTGCCTGTACGTTGTAAACTTGAACATTGTTGTCGTAATACTCGAATTGATCTTTGTACTCCGAGGGCGACTTGAAGAACTTAGACAGGATAGGCATATCCGATTTGCGGATTTCTTCATCCGCCAGCATCTTGCCCACCACATCGCTGATATCCCCAAAGAATGTACCTACACCACCCAAAAAGTAAGCTATCGTGTAATCCATAACATCTGGGCTGATATCGATTAGCCCGCTTTGATACTTAGAGCCTCCCGTGGCGTCATTCATAAACTGGGCAATACCTTTCAGCCACTCGTTGGTGGACCGCTTAGCCACATAGGCGTCCGCTAATTTTGATTTCAAGAAAGGGTTCTGCTCGACATAAATCGGACTACCAAAAAAGTTTTTGTTTACCCCTACCTCCCAGAACGGAATGGCGTAGTCTGGGGCAAACCCGCGTACTTGCTCCGCCAGATTGTCTCCTGCTGAGTAGTGTCGGGGAATAAAGTTAAGCAAGAAGTTGTCCCACAGATCAATGCCCGCCTCCTCGATGGTCTTTGTGCCGAGCGTCACTTCTGCGCTGAGCCGACCTATGTTCGTAAAAAAGTTGTAACCATAGGGCATGGGCGCAGCAAACGCTTCATTCTTGTCCCCATAGACAATAGTTAGCGTCCGGTTCAAATGGTGCTCTTCAAAATCGTTATAGAGCTTTTCTTGGTCATCATCTTCCTCTGATTGCAGGATGTTATACATTGCAATGCCGAACCCGACACTTACCATTCCCGCTGCCGTAGCTCGCGCCCATGTGAATCTGGCCTTTTTGCCATCTTCGCCCTTTCGGCCAGCAGCCATCGCGTCCACAAAGTTGACATTGCCCTGCAAGGCTGCGTTGAAAAACAGCCAATGCATATCGATAATGGCGCTGTTTTCCCCTTTGCGATTGAAGTTGACAGTCAAATCTTTAGCCAGAGTTGCAGCGTCTTCCCTTTCCGCACCTACCTTTCTTGCCTCGATATACGCCGACAAACGGACAGCGTTCTCCATGGTTTGGTTAAAGTCCTCCACCCATTTAGCAATCGACCGAAACGCAGCTTTTATCCTGCCGTTGTTAAAGTGGCCTTGAATGTCAGCTAATATCTCGTCCGATGTTTTAGTGAGCGTTAAACCGGTTGGCGCTCCGTCTTCGACAAACTCTCTGGCATATTGCAAGTACTCTTTGTCTTTGGCGGTTTTAGCATTCGCCTCCTTGCCTCTCGCCAAACGATAGTAAGCCTTCATGGCAGGGAAGTAGCTTTTGAATGTAGCCCCAGCAATATTTTGACTCTGGGTTCTCGATCCCTCTTTGTCCGCCTCGGCAAGCGCATAAACAATACCGGTCTGCACATCCCTAATCGGGTTTACCAGCCCCCATGTGGGGTTATAGTTAATGTACATATTTCGCCGGAAGTTTTGGAACGACCTGACGAAGGTGGCGTACTTTTCCATCGCCTCATAACTGAAAGACAACTCGTTGGCACTGGCGTTCTGCAATGTTCTGTTTAAGGTGTCGCTCCTAAAATAAATCAGCCGAGTCTGGCCGTCTTTCTTGAGCTGCAAATAATTCCTAGTGCCGTCCCCATTGGGCCGCATCTCATTCATCATGTCGCGCAACTCTTGAGGCTCGACATCGCCTTTCTTTTTCGGCCTATTCTTGGAGTGCGGACTGTATCGGGCAAATGACTTGCTTTGGCCTAGCTGCCCCAGCAGATCAAACAGGGTGATCATTACAGCGTTCTTTCTGGCCCGAACAATGCTTTGCTGTACATCTTCGATAGCTTTTAAGGCGGGGTTGACAGGCAGGGTGATCCGGCCCATAGCTTTCATGCTTTCGCTGCCTCGCACCGAAAATCCTCGTGTGCCATTACCAGCGATTATTTCCTCGCCTTTATCAATAACTTCCTTTTCCGCAGCGAACCCTTTAAGAGGCACATAAAACTCGTATTTCTCTTCCCAGTCCTGCTTTGTGTCTGCATCTAATAGTTGGGCATTTTTTAAAACGTCTCGCCGAAACTGCGTAATCTCCATTAACTTTTGATGCGCTGCTTTTATTTTATCTGCGGAGTTGGACTCCTCAAAGGTTTGGACAATTTGCGCGGCTTCAGCATTGGTGAGGCCAGAACCGGTATCAGCGTACTGATAAGGCAGCGCCTCTTGGAGTCGGTACTTTTCCCTTAGGTTGTCGATCTGCCGAGAGTGATCGACATCGTCATCCTTCGCCTCTAAGGCATCAATGGTGCGCTGAATTTTGGCGAGCTTCTTCGCTCTGATAGCCAGCTCTTGATCGAATATGTGCTTATTGCGCTCCGGCGCATGCTTGGCAAGAGCATACCACCCCAGTTGATTAACAGTCAGATTGGCCGACTGGAGCGTCTCAGCCAAGGGCACTACATAGTCTCTTTCAAACTGCTCTAGATCATCCTTGACCCGACCGTGCATAAGGTTCTCTTGGTCGCGAGGCGACATCCTCGCAGGAAGCCTCCCCATCTCCATGTACTCGGCTGCTTGCCTTTCAAAATCCTCTAGCACCTTATATCGGTCAATAACGGCGGCATATGCGGGCATATCCTTCACTCGTTGAGCGAGGGTTCTCTGCACATCAATTTCGTCATTAAAAGTAAACGTGTTGGAAGACTCGCTCCCGTCATCCAATATGTTCATGTGCTGGTTGCGGGTCTTAATGAAAGCGAATTTTTCTACGTCATCGAACTCTGGATTTTGAACCAGAACGAAGTTGCCAATCTGGATGACTTCATCTGCCTTAACAATGGGGCGCTGCTGCTCCAGATCATAAAAGAAGGAGTGGCGTTCTGGGTTCATGGATGCCTGCACCCAACCTTCCTCGCCTATATTGCTTACTGCCTCAAAGTAGTTTTGATCATCGGTAGCAGCAACATAGTCTCCTTCCATAGTGGCAATGGTGGTTTTATCTTTCCCCTGCGAAATATTTAAAGCGCCCTTCTCCGGCACCGCGAAATCGACATTCTTAACTCTGATCGTGGGGTAGTAGCCGACTCTGGCTCCAGCCTGTCCTCGGAAGGCGCCATCTTTACCCCTTGGCCTTGCCTCATGGACCGTAACAATATCAATCCTTTCGTTGGCGATTAGCCATGTATAGGAGGGAATGTCCAGCCTGACGCCGACTCGCTTGCCGTCTTCAATGGGAACCTGAAAATAAGTGTCCTTGCGAGGCTTGCCTTTTGCCTCCTCCCTGTCGGTCTTTTTGAGCGCATTGAGGTAGTCCTTGTCCGGCCTGACCTTGGGCACGGTCTCGCGGATAAACGGACGCACAAAGCGACCTTCCTCCTCGAAGATCTGATTTAATCGGGTCGCGCTGATTTTACGGTCCACTCGATCGCGGACGGCTTGCTGGAGTACTGGGTTGCGTTTTTGTTCAGGTCGAATAAGGACCTTTCTGGCGTTCTTCTGAACGAAGAGTTTGAGGCGGGTGTCGCGGTCGGTGGCTAAGCCTTTGGCGATGGTCTCAGCGTTGGCGAAATCACCAAGCTGCTGCTGGATAATCCCTCTTGCCTTCTGAATTCTTGCGCTGCTTTGCCCCGCAAGATTTGGCGTGGGACTTTTCCTTCGTAGCGCGGCAAGGATTTGTTTTTCTGTGAGGTCTCTGACTTTTCCATTGCTCTCCCTTTGTACCTTTCCAATTAACTTCTCAACCTGAGAATTATACACATTTTCATTAAACGAATCAATGACTTGATCGTAATCTTCGATCATTGAGTAGCCCGCGCTGGTCCACTGAGCGTCTTGGGTGGATATTTTTGTGATGCTCGTATCATCAACAATCAACATCTGATCTGCCGCATCTGCAACAAGCTGCATATCAGGCGTGACCGGCTCAAAAGTGTCGGTGTCAAAAGCCAAAACATTAAACTCATAACCGTTTGGATAGCGCGTGTAATTCATGTCCGCACCGTCCGGCAAGGCGGCAGCAAATGCCTCGATCTGCTCCCGCGAAAGCACCTCTAGTGTCTTAACAAAGACCTGACTGGTTTCGATGTAATTTTCCCTGACTCCGTCATCTGTAATTTCTGTCATGTGCGAGGCCGGCACGGCATCCTGATCCCACTGCTTAGCCAGTGAGGTCATCACAATGTTCAGTTGATCCAAGCTCACCTGAGGTGGCACAGGTACTCTTATGTTGGGCGACACATCGCCCATGTAGGTGCCGCCGGTTGTAAAGGGCGTCGAGCCGGTTGGCACTGCAATTCTGGTTGGCTTGGATTGCAGCGAGGATAATCCCAGCGCCTTGAAATAACTGATAAAGGGGTTGTCACCTTTTTTGCTGGCCTTTTGCAGGAGCGTGGAAAAAACGGCGTGATATTCGTCCGCTACTTGTGTGTTCCCGCCCTCGACCGCAGCATCAAAGACAGCTCTCGCATCCCTTCCGATTTCATTCCGTAGACTGTTAATTTCTGCGGTGATGATGGGCTTGTCCCTAAACGTCTTGGTGGTCGGGCTGAGCGCCGCCGGAACGCGGGGGTCCATGAGGATCTCTCGCGTAATGAGATTGTTAGGCACCTCAATGCCGGATTCCTCCAGAATCTGAATGGCGCCCTTTCTGTTTCTGCCGCCGGTTGCCGATCGGCCCACCAGCGACATACTGTAATCATCAACGTCATTGATACCGCCAGAGATTTCCTCTGGGGTTGCGCTCTCATATGCTGATAGAGCTTCAGGGGGAGACATGCCCTCGGCTTCCTTCTGCCCCACAAACTCGTTTTTGTATCGCTGCTCGACCCAGCCTAGCGCCTGAAGCTGCCATGTCTCATAGGGCTGCTCCCCGTCAGGTAAAGAGGCATTGATTTTATCTCTCAGGCCGATATAGAAGCGCGACATCACCTCATAGAGCACTGGGTTTTTACCGATCTCGTCACCGGTGGTGCCAAAGGTTGCGGCTACCTGTCGGTCGTTGGTTGATAGCGTTGGGGTAGACATGCCCAGAACAAGCTGCATCGTGCCGCCAAACGACCCTGTCTTTAGACCCTCAAGGTCGGACGTTTTGAGCGCATCCGTAACCGCCTTGGTGATAACAAGATCATTATCTACCGGCCTGCCTTGCAGGAAGTTCGCAAAGGTAGCGACTGCCCGATGCATGTTCACATAGGGATTTGCTACCGGCGAGGTGGCCGCCACAACAGAGATAAACTGCTTGATCTCTGCGTCGGTTAAATCCGGCATCACCTTACGCATGGCCTCTGCTGACACCTCATACCAGTATCGGGCATTATCCGAGAGCTGAAGCGCTCTGTCCCAGAACACGATGGTGTTTGCATTGATACCCAAACGATCGACTGTTGCTTGTGCCACAGTTGCTCCGCCCGTGTCAGTGAGGCGTATGGCTTCCGTCAGGATGTCGTTGAGTTCTTGCTGAGTAATATCAAGGCCATCACCCCTAGTGTTTAAATCAAGGTCTAAGAAGCTGCCGCCTGCAACGGGAGATAAAGGTGTGTTGGGTTGATATTTTCCGGCAATTCTTTCATTTAGCGGGATGCTTTCTTGCAGCTCGGCTAGGGTGCGAACCTTTTTGCCGTCGTATTCGTTAGCATCAATGGCTTGCAGACGCTTCAGGTCGGCTTGGGCGTCCTCCGCTTTGATGTAGTTAAAGTCATCTGGAATATCGTTGTAATCAAAGTCCTCTTCAAAGTCATCATCGACAAGAACCTCTTGTCCCTCCGCTACGGCGTCTGCTGCGGCTCGCGCCTCTGCCCGCACTACACGCTCTTCATGTAACTCGTCCAGCCGCGACAACGCTTCTTTCTTGTTGTCCCCCAGACCCAACAGCGGGTCGTAATAGACCGCGCCCAACAAATCGTCCTGCTCAGTATGCCAAGGGGTGCCCCTGTTGATTTCTTTGTTGTAATAGATCTGATACACAGTGCCATCTGGATAGGTGACATCGTAGTGCCCGCTCATATCAAAGTCATCAGCGCGTTTGACAGTGCGTTCGGTTACTGATGTTTCTGGTGGCTGCTGCTCGACAGCACTAGGCGTAGTTTGCACTGGCTGTCGGGTGCGCGATGCTGCTCTTTTGCTCTCCTTGTCCGATACACGCCGCGTGTGCAGCTCATCAAGTTTTGCCAGCGCCTCCTTTCTGTTGTAGCCGATACCGCTCGTTTCATACAACATTTTCTGATCGCGGGGTAACTCAAACGCATCCAAGGACCGATAATCTAAAAGCCATATGGGGGTGCTGAGATTGCTGACAGTATCTCTGTAAATCCAATACACCTCGCCATTTGGATAGGTGACATCGTATCTGCCGTCGTTATTAAAGGTAGAGTTGCGCTTGATCGTGCGCCCAGTGACTAGGTCTGCTTGTACCTCTGGTCGTTCACGTTCCCCAGTTTCCTGTTCGGTCGGGTCTGCCACTCCAGTATCGGCTCGCCCTTCTCCAGCGCTTCCTTCGCCATCTGGTCCAGTTGCTGTAGGTTGAACGCTCTGCTCGCTTCCGGTGACTGGCGGTGCCCGAATCTCTCCTGATATGCCTTCAGGTTGGGAGGTATCTGGATCTGCTTGAGCTGTAATGTTTCCATCGGTTGCCTCAATCGGTTGAGCTGGCGTCAGGTTTGAATCACGAATGCCTTTGATGTAATCATACGCTAAAGGCGCCTGTTCTTGAAGTTGCTTGGGGTTGGAATGAAAGAGCGCTCCAAGCTGGGCAAACACCTCTTCCCTGTAGGTGGCGTTTAACCCCTCATTGTCTTGTTTGGGGTCCGCTATATCGCTAATTAAATCATTAAACGGGTAATTAAATCGCTGGCCAAGTTCGGTTTCATTAACCCAGTTATCATAAATCTCTTTCATGATGGGGCCGGCCTCAACAGTCGGCGTGTCAGCCTCGCCTCCCAATGTAATAGAGAAGTCAGGATTCTTGTCGCTTAACCCCAGCTTAAAATCTGCCGCGTGGTACACCTCATGCGTGACCGACCAAGCCAGCTCGCTAAGAGCATCTATGTCTGTCGAGCTGTTATCGATCAGGGTGCGATTAATTGAGATCCCCTGAGTAGATCGACCCGTCATGGCGGGCGCAGGGTTGTCAGCCTCATCATGCACATAAATGCCGGTGACAGTATCCATAAAGGCTTTTGGCACACCGCTGGCTGCAAGATCAGATGTCACCCCCGCAACGGTATTGTGGGGCTTCACTGCATCACTGTACGCCTCTTCAATGACCGGCATGCTTTTAACCTTGCCCTGCACGGTCTCCATTTTGAGGGTGGCGTTACGATCAAAGATGCGATCAACGTCATCCTGATCAATAGCCTCGACCACTACATCGTTATTTTCGGGATCTAGTGCCTCAGGGGACTGGGCCGAAACGGACAACTGGAGCAACTGGTCTGCTACAGGCGTATCGGCCTCAGACAGCGGCTGGTCAAAACGATGCGCTGCACCATAGTTGCCTCCGCCTCTGGGAACCACCTGAGTGCCATCTGCTGCAATCACTTCTTCTGCTTGAATGACTTCTATGGGTGCATCTGTTGCGGCTTCAGGTTGAAAATCCTGCATGCGCTGCAAACTTTCATCAAGCAAGGCATCACCCGTCTCTTCCATGCCTGTAAAAGGATCATCTCGATACTGATCGATCTTGTCCCGAACCCTTTGCTCAATGCTCTTGGTGACGGTAATTTCACCGGCCGCAAAGTCTGGATCTGGCGTAACGTCTCTGGCGCCCGAAATGTCCGTCTCTTGACCGTACTGACCGGTAGCGCCTTTGTAGGCGGCAGTGCCGGTTCCCACAACCTTGCCGAACAAGAGTCCTGCCGAAACATTATTCAGCAGCCCTGATTGCTTTTCCGCGTTTTCAAGGTAGTTCATGTAAGCGATGCGTTCTTCGTTTGTGTAGTTGTTGTTAACGAACGTAATCGCCTCTTGCTCAACGATGTATTGCAGACCCTCCACCATGCCGCTCCAGCCCATGGTTTGGCCTATATCCTTTAGGGCTTCAATTTTCCATGAGGGCGCGTCCACCAGTTGGCCGGCAATTCCGTCAGCAAACTCAGAGGCACTTTTGTTGGGGAATATAGCCTCAAAGGTCTTCATGAACGGCAGCATATTGAGCGCACCATTTGTTATACCCACGGCGAGCGCAGTCATGGGGGCCTCAACACCCGTCTCC